GACACCGAAGACGGGCGGGTGCTGCAAATCAGATCAGCCTGCATCGACTCCGGCGGTCACTACACAAAAGCTGTTTATGACTTTGTGCGACCGCGCGAAGGCAGGCGCGTTTTTGCCATCAAGGGGATGGCTGGGGAAAGTCGCCCCATCGTTTCCAGACCCACCAGAAACAACATCGGCAAGATCAGATTATTCACGCTCGGCGTTGACAATATCAAATCTTTAATTTTTTCCCGTCTTCAGATACAATCAGAGGGTCCGGGGTACTGTCACTTTCCCAACGACCGGCCTGATGAGTATTTCAAGCAGCTTGCCGCGTCCGAAAAGATCGTGACAAAATTCCACAAAGGATTTCCGCGTCGGGAGTTTATCAAGACGCGGACCCGTAACGAGGCACTGGACTGCCGGGTGTATGCGACAGGGGCGTTGGCGATCTTGAATCTGAACCTCGACACGCTGGCAGATCGCGCGGCGCAACAAGTGCGGCAGCCGGATGACGTGCCGCAGAATTCGCCTGTGCGTCGTCCGCAGCGGCGTGGCAACTTTGTGAATGGATGGCGCTGATGGCTAACCTTTTCGACACCGATAACGCGCCCACCATTGAGCCTGATCAGATTGTCGTTGGTGATCGCGTGACGTGGCGCAAGAAAAACCTTGGCAGCGATTACCCATCAACCGCTTACACAGTTGCGTATATCAGCCGTCTGACTTCTGGTGGTGGCACGCATGAATTCACTGTCACTGGCACCGCCGATGGAAACGATTATCTATTCACCATCACGAGCGTTGCCAGCGCGTCGTTTGATATCGGCGATCATCACTGGCAATTAGAAATCACGCGGGACAGCGACAGTGAGCGCATCGTCACCCAGACTGGCTCGTGGCATATCATCACCGATTTGGACAACAATGTTGACCCGCGAAGCCACGCGCACATCATGCTGGACAAGATTGAAACGGTTTTGCAGGGCCGCGCTGATGCCGATGTCTTGTCCTATTCCATCAATGGCCGGTCCCTGTCGAAGATACCGCCAGCCGAGCTTGTCGAATGGCGAGATCATTACCGCCGCGAGGTGGCGTTTGAGCACAGGGAGGATCACGTTCGCAATGGTCGCGCCCACGGCGGCACCATAAAGGTGAGGTTTTAACGATGGGCTTTTTTGACTTTTTGAAGCGTGACGCCGAAGTATTGAAGCCGATGAAAAAACGCAATTACGCCGCAGCGCGTGCCGGTCGCTTGTTTGGTGACTTCACGCAATCCGGCAACAGCGCCGACAGCGAGTTGCGATTCACGCTTGAGGTGATGCGGAACCGCAGCCGCGAGTTGATCCGCGATAACGAATTCGCGCGTCGGTATGTAAATCTGCTGAAAACCAACATTGTCGGAGATCAAGGGTTTCACCTTCAGGTCAAGGCACGCAACGACGACGGCAGCCTAGACGCAGCCGGAAACACCATTATCGAAAACGCTTGGAAGCGTTGGGGCCGTCTTGGGTCGCCAACCGCTGACGGGCGGTTGTCGTGGTATGATTGCCAACGCCTTGTGATTGAAACGCTGGCGCGTGATGGCGAGGTATTCATCCGCAAGCTGACCGGCGCGAAATACCGCGACGGGTTTGCGCTGCAATTCATCGAAGCCGACTTGATCGATGAAAAGAAAAACGAAAGAACGACCACGGGCAACCAGATCAGGATGGGCATCGAATTAGACAAGGCGCACCGCCCTGTCGCCTATCACGTCCTGACCAGCCATCCGGGCGATAAATACTATTATAGCCAGCAATCGCGCAAAACGACCCGCGTGCCTGCCGAGGAAATCATCCACATCTTCATGCCAACCCGCACGCATCAGACGCGCGGTGAGCCGTTTATGGTTGCGGCGATGTCGGCGCTGAAGATGTTGCACGCTTACCGCGAGGCCGAGGTCATCGCGGCGCGTATCGGTGCGTCAAAGATGGGTATCCTGACCACGCCATCAGGTGATGATTTCGTTGGTGAAGGGTATGAAAATGACTTCCAGCCAGTGATCGATGTCGAGCCGGGGAGCTTCCACCAGCTGCCAAGCGGCTTCGACATGAAGATGTTTGACCCGGATCATCCGAATACAGGATACGCAGAATTCGAGAGTGCGATGCTGCGCGGTATCGCATCCGGCCTGAATGTCAGCTATGCCAGCCTGTCCAGTGACCTGTCGTCGGTGAATTATTCGTCGATCCGTCAGGGCGCTCTGGATGAGCGTGACGGCTATCGTGCGCTGCATATGTTCATAATCGAGCATTTTATGGAGCCGGTGTTCAGGTCTTGGCTATCCAGCGCGATGGATTTTGGCGGCGTTCCGTTGCCGTCTGGAAAATACGATAAATTCAGCGATAACGCGCAATTTAGGGGCCGAGGCTGGAATTGGGTTGACCCGCTGAAAGAGATCAATGCCGCTGTCGTCGGCCTGCAAAATGGCGTCCTGTCGATGCAGGACGTTGCTGCAAACTATGGCCGGGATGTCGAAGAGACGTTCAGCCAGATTGCGCGGGACAAAGAAATGGCTGAACAGTTTGGCCTGTCGATGGCGTTTGAGCCGTTTGGTCAGAAATTCCCTGCGGACCCTATAGTTGAGGGCGGCGATCAAGGTGATGACGATGGCGAAGTATAAGGGCGAAGACATCGACCTGAAGCCGACCGCCACGATGGCCGAAGAGGCGCAGCGTGGCCTTGATTGGCGCAAAGAACACGGTCGCGGCGGCACTGCTGTCGGCGTTGCGCGTGCGCGTCAGTTGGTAAACCGCGAAGAATTATCGCCCCGCACCGTGCGCCGGATGGTCAGTTACTTTGCCCGACATGAGGTTGACAAGCAGGGCGAAGGCTTTTCGCCCGGTGAAGACGGTTATCCATCCGCTGGCCGGATCGCGTGGGCTTTGTGGGGCGGTGATGCTGGCAAGGCGTGGGCCAGCGAAAAGGACCGGATTATGGATGGCATTGACGATGAGGGCAGCAGGGCGCTGGAAGATGAGTTTTCGGAAACGACGCTGAAGGCATTGCAGAACAAGGTCGATGAACATAATGAAGAATACGGCGATGTGAAATCAAAGCGTGTGACGCTTCGGATGCTTGCCGCCGTCTACAAGCGCGGAATTGGTGCTTTCAAAACGAATCCGGGCAGCGTGCGCCCGACTGTCAGCAGCCCTGAACAGTGGGCAATGGCGCGAACGAACAGTTTCTTGTATGCTGTCAGGAATGGTAAATTTCGGAGTGGCAAGCATGACACCGACCTTCTGCCAGAAGGTCATCCGATGAAAACCGAAGACGAGAGAGGTGATATCGTGGAAGAGCGACACATTCAAAACGTCGAAGAAACCGATGATGCGTATATCATCACCTTCGGCAAGTCGATGATGGAAGTCGAAGAAAACGGCGATAAGGACGACATTGAAGAGCGCCCATATCACGATGAGGATGAAGAGCGTTTTGACCGTTCTGATCTGGTCATGCGTGCGATGGATATGGATGAGAAGGCCATCGATCAGGACACGCGCACGGTTCGCGTCGGCGTTTCTTCTGAAGAGCCGGTCAAAAGGTCTTTCGGGATGGAGGTCATCGACCACAGCCGCGAAAGCATGAATCTAGATTTCTTGAATTCTGGCCGCGCACCGCTGCTGCTGGATCATGATATGGAGCGCCAGATTGGCGTTGTCGAATCTGTCGAACTGGATGAAGAGGCGCGTCGTCTACGTGCTGTCGTTCGCTTTGGAAAAAGTGATCGTTCTTCTGAAATCTTCGACGATGTGGCGGACGGTATCCGCCAAAACATCAGCGTGGGTTATCGTGTGGATGGCCGCGTTGAGCGCAAGGATGACCCGGAAGAATATTATCGGGTCGCAACCACACCAATGGAAATTTCAATCGTTTCAATTCCTGCGGACCAGTCAAGTCTGGTGGGCGTTGGTCGGTCGAATTCCGAGCCTTTAAGTGCAACCATCCAGACAGAGGAGAAAGAAATGTCTGAGATTGATATGGATGCGGTTCGGCAGGAAGCTGCCAAAGCCGCACGCAAAGATGCCAAGGAGATCATGACCTTGGCGCGGAAGCACAGTCGTGCCGACCTTGGCGAAGATGCCATCGGCCGTGGTGTTTCTGTCGATGAGTTTCGTGGTGAGCTTCTCGACGTTATCGGCAACGAGCCGCTGGAAACACCAGCCCACGTTGTTGATGTGCCTGCCCAAGAACAGCGCGAATATTCGCTGGCTCGGATGATCCGCGCCCAAGCGACTGGCGACTGGTCTGAGGCTGGTTTCGAGCGTGAAATGGCTGACGAGGTTCAGCGCCGTACTGGCCGCGCAGCGCGTGGCGTGTATGTGCCTGACTTTGCTTGGCGTGCTGGCGCAATGGCAACCGCTGCCACTGGTGCAGTTGGTGATGAGAATGTTGTGGATAACTTTATCCCGACCGTTCATCGCGGTGACATGTTCATCGAAGCCCTTCGCGCACGTCAGGTGATGGCGAATCTTGGCGTCACCTTTATGGGTGGCCTGACCAACCGCATCAAGATGCCGAAATTCTCTGCTGGTGCCACTGCGGCGTTCGTTGAGGAACTCGGTGATGTTGCGGATCAGTCGCAGACTGATGCAGGCGTAACGCTTCAGCCCCGCACGATGGGTGCTTATGTTGACATCAGCCGCCTTGCCCTCAAAGAGAGCGTCCCGGCCCTTGATCGCATCGTTCAGGACGATCTGCTTCGCGCAGCCGCCGACCTGATCGAATCTGCTGCGATCAGCGGTTCTGGTTCTGGCGGTGCGCCGACAGGCATCCTGAACAACGGCGATGTCGGAAATGTCGATATCTCGGCAGACACCGACGTGGCTGCGCTGACTTGGGCAGACCTGACCGATCTGGTCAAGACTGTCGAGGATGCAGATGGCGTCATCAACGCGCAAACCTTGGGCTGGCTTTCCAACCCGAAGGTCAAGGCGAAGATGGCCAACACCGTCAAGGTATCCAGCACCGACAGCATCATGCTGCTGAATGATCCGTGGAACAGCATCTATGGCTACCGCGCTGAATTCACCAGCAACGTGCCGTCGAACCTGAATCCGGGCGATGGCGGAACCGACGGTTCGGCCCTGATCTTCGGCGACTTCTCGCAGCTGATCGTTGGCCTGTTCGGTGGTGCGGATATCATGATCGATGAGACGACTGGCGGCCTTGCTGGCACGACTCGCATCATCATGCACCAAGACATCGACGTGGCTATTCGCCACGGTGCATCGTTCGCGATCACCGACGAGGTATCCACTGCCTAAATATCAAACGGTGGCCGGGTTCGCTCGGCCACCATTTCACCTTGTGAGGTAACACATGAAAATCAAGATTCTTGAAAAGTGCTATACCGGAACCGTGGGCAATATGTTCGCTGGTGAAGAGCATGATATGGATGACCGCATCGCTGAAAAGCTGATCGCGCGTGGTTTTGCCGAGCCAGCCAAGAAGGCCGGTCGCCCCAAAAAGAAACTATTTGATCGCGCCGCTGATGCTGGCGAGATTGAAACGCCAGAGGATGCCTGATGGCCGTTGAAAGTGCTGACGATCGTGCCATTTTTGTCGATGTCGATGACTTCGGATCGGCAGGAACCTACACGCCATCAGGCGGTGTGGCCAGCACGGTCAACGGCATTTTCGATAACGACTTCATTGAGGTCGATGCTGGGGGAGGCGTGGGCGTGGCTTTGCAGCAGCCACGCTTTCACTGCCGCACTGCTGACATTTCAAGCGCCGCTGAAGGCGATGCGCTGGTTGTTGGCGGGGTCAACTACACAATCCGCATTGTGCAAGATGACGGCACCGGAATGACGATGCTGGTTCTGGAAAAAGATTGATGGCGCATGTCCGCAAACAAATCCGCGACGCGATAGTGACGGCGCTGACAGGTTTGACGACGACCGGGACCAACGTGTTTCGGTCGCGTATCTATCCGCTGGAAAGCAGTAAGCTGCCCGGCCTTTGCATTTTTACGCGGTCAGAAGCCGTGGAATTTGATACATTGACAATATCGCGGTCGATCAACCGCGTATTGGATGTCAGCGTTGAGGCATATGTTTCGGCCACGTCGAACTATGACAACACGCTGGACACGATTGCCGTTGAGGTCGAAGAGGCTTTAGCGGCAGACGTAACGCTTGGCAGCTTGTCGAAAGACTTGCAGGTCACAGCGTTTGAAGTGGATTTTTCGGGCGACGGCGAGCAGCCGGTGGCCGTTGGTCGCTTCACCGTGACGGTGCAATATCGCACCGCCGAAAGAGATGTTGAAACTGCCGTCTGATAGGAGATTAAAATGGCAACTTTCAAAGGCAACGAAGGCACGGTGTTGAGCGGATCAAACGCTGTTGCCGAAATTCGCAGCTTTAGCGTGAGCGAAACTGCTGATGTGATTGAAGACACTGTGATGGGCGATGCCGCCAAATCATATGTGGCCAGCTTCAAGGATGCGACCGCAACGGTTGAGTGCTATTTCGATGACACTGATAGCAACGGTCAAGCAACCTTTGATATCGGCGCGTCGGTTACTGTCAATTTCCAGATGGAAGGCAACACCAGCGGCGATCATAAGCTATCTGGCACCGCGCTGATCACCGGCAAGGATGTTAGTGTTGCTGCTGATGGTATGGTCGAGGCAACTTATTCGATGCAGATCACTGGCGGTCTGACTGAGGGTACCGTTTCCTGATGTCATTGGGTAAAAAAATCGCTGAAAGGCGTCAGAAGCAAGCGCGTATCATCGAAGTCCCTGAGTGGGGCGACGATGGTGCGCCTTTGCTGCTGTATGTTTATCCGATCACGGCTGGCGATCTGAACAAGATTCAGAAGAAACACAAAAACTTTCTGAACGATATGACGATTGACGGGATGGTTGATCTGATCATCCTGAAAGCTGGTGACGCGGACAACAACCGCTTGTTCAACCTTGCAGATAAAACCTATCTGATGGATGAGCCGCTGCCGTTGATTTCGTCGATTGCCGCTGAGATGTTTGGCGATGTCGAAGGTGTTGAGGACGCGGAAAAAAACTAAAGGCCGATCCGCTGCGCTTCAATATACTTGCGCTTGCGGATCGCCTTCACAAGACGCAGCCAGAGATTGAGGAATTGACGCTTTCCGAAATCAACGAATGGTTTGCATATTTCAAGGTGGTAGATGATGGCCGTTCAACCAATTAAAATCCCCATTACCGCCATCGACAGAACGAAAAAGGCTTTTCAATCTGTCACGCGCAGCCTGAACGTCGTCAAAAAAGCACTTTTCAACTTCAAGGTCGGCATCGCCGCAGCGGTCGGCGCTGCCGGTCTTGGCTTGCTTATTAAGAATTCTTTGGAAGGCATCGACGCGCTTGGCAAGACTGCCAGCAAGTTGGGCATCGCCACCGCCGAATTGCAAAAACTTAGGTTCGCGTCACAGTTGGCTGGCGTTGAAACGCGAACCGTCGATATGGCGGTTCAGCGTTTCACGCGCCGCCTTGCTGAAGCTGCCAACGGCACAGGCGAGGCCAAGGACGCGCTGAAAGAGTTGGGCATTGATGCCGCCAGCCTGTCCCGGCAGCCGCTTGAAAAGCAGATGCTGGCCCTTGCTGCGGCCTTTGAAAAGGTTGAAGGCAGCGGGGATCGTGTCCGGCTGGCCTTCAAGCTGTTCGACAGCGAGGGCGTTGCTTTCGTCAATACGCTGCAAGCCGGTGAAAAGGCGCTGAAAGACACGTTCAGCGAGGTTGATGATCTTGGCATCATCCTTTCCACCAACGCGGTCAAGGGCGTCGAAAGTTTCAATGATAGCGTCGTAAAGCTGACCACCATCTTCAAGGGTCTGATCAATACCGTTGCCGCTGGCCTTGCTGGTCCGCTGCAAGTGCTGGTCGAGATGCTGACCGGCAAGCTGAAAAACGCAATGGGTGAAGGCGGCAAAAACGTCAGAAACTTCACCCGCGAATTAGGCCATTCGATAATCAACGCAACTGAAATGGCGCTGAAAGCTTTCATTACCTTTATCAATGAAACTGGACGCGCAATCGACAAGTTGCGGAAAGAATTCATCGAATTCAAAGAATTCTTTAATATTGGAATTTCCATCGATGAACTTGGCCGTCGGATGGATAGGTTCAATCATTTCCTTGATAACCAGCATCAGGTTCTTGCAATGGTTGCAGAAATGCAAGGCAAGCTACCTTCGGGCTATAAGGATATAAAAGACGCGATAGACCCGCTGTCAGATGCGGCGAACATGTCTTCAGAAGAACTTTTGCGCGTTGCTGACGCGCTTGAAAAGGCCATCAACAAGCAGGAGGAAGGTCGGGGGGCAAGCAATTCATTGGTCGTCGCCATCAGGGAACTTGCTGATGGCGTTGAAAATGTGCGGAAGCCATATGAAAAACTGTTTTCCGAGATCAAGGTCGGCACCGGCATTTTTGACAAGATGCGTGCGGGTCTGGATCGAAATACCGATGCCATCGAAGAAACGGGCGAGGCAGCAACAAGGTCCGGCAATGATTTGGTAAAACTTATTCAGGCCGCTATCGACGCACGCAAAAAGATCGATGAAATGACGCGCACCGTTTATGGCGCGGCTGTGCCGTTTCATGTCCTGCAAGAGCAGTTTGAAAACATCGACGCGCCGCTAAAAAGCGCCAACGACAACATCAAGGTCACAACGACATCGATAGCGATGCTGGCCGAGCAATATGAACAAATTGATGCGCCGATAAAGGCCGTCAACGACAATATCGACAAGATGGCGATGACGATGCGCGATGCAAAGTTGCGCGGCATCAACGCACTAGAGGATGGACTCGTTTCGCTGATGACCGGCGCAAAAAGCACCAGCGAGGCGTTCAGGGATATGGCCCGGTCAATCCTTGCTGATTTGGCAAGGATCGCTATACAGCAATCAATAACGCTGCCGCTGGCGCAGGCTATGGGCTTCAATGTAGCTGGTGAGCGTGCAATGGGTGGCCCCGTCACATCTGGTCGGCCTTATGTCGTTGGCGAGAAGGGGCCGGAGATTGTGGTGCCGGGGCGCAACAGTGCCGTTATTCCAAATAATCAAATCGGTGGCGGCGGTGTTACAATAAATCAAACGGTGCAAATCACCACAGGCGTCCAGCAGACTGTTCGCGCCGAGGTGATGAACATGCTGCCGGACATTGCCAACGCGACAAAGGGCGCAGTCTTGGATGCGCGTCGTCGCGGTGGTTCTTTCGCAGCGGCTTTCGGGTAGGTTGAAATGGCGATCTCATATCCACTGGCTTTCCCAACCACCAAAGGCGTTGCGGCGATCAATCTTCGCGCGGTGAATGCGGTCGCAATCTCGCAAAGCCCTTTTACCTTCAAGCAGCAAATCATCGCTCATCAAGGGCAGAGATGGGAAGCTGACATCACCCTGCCACCGATGCAACGCGCTGACGCAGAGGTGTGGGTTTCGTTTCTTGTGTCGCTGGCAGGCCGTCGTGGCACCTTCACGATGGGCGATCCCAACGCAGCCGCAGCACGCGGCAGCGCGTCGTCAACGCCGGGGACGCCACTGGTCAATGGTGCAGGCCAGACAGGCGCATCACTGACCGTTGACGGGCTTCCTACGAGCGTCACGGGCTATCTGAAGGTCGGTGACTATATCCAGCTTGGCGGTGGATCGTCCGCAACGCTTCACAAGGTGATGGAGGAAGTTGATAGCAATTCGCTTGGACAGGCCGTCATCGAGTTGTGGCCATATGTAAGAATTGCACCGAGCGATGACGCGACCATCACTGTCGGCAACACAGTCGGCCTTTTCCGACTTGCTTCCAATGAAACCAACTGGTCAATCGACACGGCGGCGTTCTACGGCATCAGCTTCACCGCAACCGAGGCGGTCAGCTAATGTCGCGCGAGATCGGCACCGGCATTGCGACCGCGCTTGAGGCCACCGAGGTTCAACCGTTTTTCGGCGTGCAATTATATCTGGACAGTCAAAGCCTGTTTTTCTGGACCGGCCTAGGTGATCTGACGGTCGGCGGCATCACCTATGTCGGCACAGGGCAGTTTCTGAAAATCAGCGAAATGGAAGAAACCGCCGAGATTGCGGCACGCGGCGCAACCCTTACGCTGTCGGGCATCCCGTCGAATCTGATTTCGCTGGCGATTTCAGAGCCGTATCAGGGACGCATCTGCAAAATCATGTTCGGGGCCATCGATGCCAATCGCATCTATCTGCTGCAAGAGGATGGCAGCTATGTGCTGCGCGAAGATGGCGGCCGGATTGATATCACCGAAGGCGAAACCACGCCGGTAGTGGAATTATTCACCGGCTACATCGATCAAATGAACATCGATGAAGGCCCGGAAACGGCGACGATTGCGATCAGTATTGAAAGCAGGCTGATTGATCTGGAGCGCGTCCGCACGTTCCGATTCACAGATCAAAATCAGAAAGCGCGTTTTCCAAATGATCGCGGTCTGGAATTCGTTGAAGATTTGCAAGACAAGCAATTCAACTGGGGCCGGGGATGAGGCCAAGCGGATGGGAAAGCCGCCTCAACGACTTTCTCGAAAGCAGGCGGCAAATGCCGTTTCAATGGGGCGTCAATGACTGCTACAGCCTAGCTGACGGCGCTTTGCAGGCGCAGCGGGGGGGAAGCCCTATTTCAGACTGGCGCGGCTCTTACAGCACTGAATGGGGCTGCTTGCTGAATTACCGCAGAAAGCTGAAGCGGATGGGATGCGAGGACATTATCGAAGCTATGGATCAGCGCCTGACTCGCGTCGATGTTTGGTTGCCGTCGCGTGGCGCGATCTGTGGCCGGTCTGATGGCCTTGGATCGTCGGTGATGTCAGTCGCTTTCGGCGTCGTGATATCTGACAAAATCGCGTTCATCGGTTATGATGGTCTGGTTTTCGATCAGGTAAAGCAAAGCGATATATTCTGGAGCGCAGCATGAGAAAGCTGTTTTTACTGTCAACATCATCGCTTTGTTCTGCTGCTTTGATTGCGTTGTTTCCTGCCGAGGCACAAGCTGCGCCAGTGGTTCTGGCTGCTGCTGCATCAACCGCTGTCGCTTATGCCACCGGCACAATCGCTGCCGCTGCTATTGCGGGATATTTCGCCAAATCCTTCCTGATAAACGCTGCGATGTCGCTTGTGATGAATTCGCTGGCACCAAAGCCACGCGGCATCGGATCAGCAAGCCCGTCGCAATCAGCCATACTTGTCAGCGGTGTTTCTGCGATACAAGATCACCAGATTATCTATGGCACCACAAAGGTCGGTGGTGCTGTGGTTTACAAGGAAGCCACCGATAACAATAAATTCCTGCATGTCGTCGTCGCATTGGCAGGTCACGAGTGTGAAGAGATTCAAACCGTATATCTGAACGACGAGGCGTTGACGCTGGATGGCGATGGCAACGTCACCGCGCCGGACAAATACAACGGGCTGGTCCGCATCAACAAGCATCTCGGCAGCGATGCACAAGCCGCTGACAGCGATCTGATCACTGAATCAAACGGCAAATGGACATCGGACCACCGCTTGCAGGGCATCTGTTATGTTTACGCCAAGCTGGAATTCAAGGCCGACGCATTCCCCAACGGTGAGCCAAACATCAGCGCCATCGTCAAAGGCAAAAAGGTTTATGATCCGCGCACATCATCGTCGGCGTTTTCTGCTAACGCGGCGCTTTGCTTGCGCGATTACATCACCAGCAATTATGGTCTGGCGACAGAGATTGACGAAATTGATGACACGCTGGTCACGACCGCAGCCAATATCTGCGACGAAAGCGTGACGCTGGCTGGCTTGGGAACAGAAAGTCGATATACCACCAACGGTGCAATCAGCACTGGCAGCAAACCGATGGAAACGCTAGACGCGCTGCTTCGCTGTATGGGCGGGACATTGTGGTACGCGCAGGGTAAGTTTCGCATGAAAGCTGCGGCGTATATCACGCCGACGCACAGCTTTGATGAGGATGATCTGCGGTCGAACGTAACTATCCAAACCCGTCACAGCCGCCGGGACAACTTCAACATCGTGCGCGGCACATTCCGGGGCGCTGATAGCAATTGGCAGTTTTCTGATTTCCCGCCAGTGCGGTCGCAAACCTTTGTCGATGCTGACGGCGGTCAAGAGAGCGCGATGGATTTGGAAATGGGCCTTGTCTCATCTTCGGCCACGGCGCAGCGAATCGCCAAGATCGCCCTTTTCCAGAACCGCGAACAGTTGACGATGTCCGCATCTTTCGGATTGCGTGCGTTTCAGGTGCAAGTCGGTGATGTGATCAACTTCACCAATACACGCGCCGGGTTCAGCAACAAGCCATTCGAGGTGACCAACTGGGTTTTTGCGCCGGGTGATGATGGTAACCTCATCATCAACATGACGCTGCGCGAAACGTCTTCGGCTGTTTACGACTGGAGCGCCGAGGAAGCTACCTTTGAGTTAAACAACACCATTTTGGCCGATCCTTTTGATGTGCCGCCCATCGGCCTTGCAGTGGCGTCGGAAGCGCGAGTTGTTAACGAACATCTGACCAATGTCATCCTTGCGACGGTCACGGCTGACTCGCCAGAAAGAATTGATAACGTCGAGGTCCAATTTAAGAAAACCACCGACACTGATTTCATCGGCGGTGGTCTTGGCGATCTAGGCAAGTTTGAAATCATCGACGTGACTGATGATCAATATGATGTCAGGGCGCGTGCTATCAATACCTTTGGCATCAAGGGTGATTTCGTAACAAGGACAAACATCACGGTCGATGGCTTGTCGGACCCGCCAGAAAACGTGCAAGATTTCAGCTTCAACGTGACATCGGCAGGCATTCATCTGGAGTGGTCGCCGGTCGCTGATCTTGATCTGTCGTTCTATCGCATTCGCTATTCGCCGGAAGAAACCGGCGCGACCTTTGCGAACAGCACCACAGCGATTGATAAGGTGGCACGTCCTGCCAACGCTGTTGTCGTGCCGCCCCGCAGCGGAACCTATCTGATCAAGGCTTACGACAAATCAGGCAACCAAAGCGTCACGGCGACCAGTATTGTCATCAGCGCAAATGACCTTGACGTTTTTGCTAATGAACAAACGCAGGCTGAACATACTGGATTCACCGGCACAAAAACCGGATGCAGCGTGGCATCAAGCAGGTTGCGGATCACCGACCCATCATCTGCGCCATCCAGCGCCACCTATGATTTCAGCAATTACATCGACACGGGATCGGTGCGGATTGCGCGTGCCTTTATGAAGATCAAGACGCTCCGAATCAACGATGCGCCGTCTGCAACGTTTGACACGCTGACCGGCAATTTTGACAGCTTGGCAGGTAATTTCGATGACCTAACCGGCGGTTCTGATTTTGCCGACACAAACGTGATTCAGTTTATTTCGACCACTGACGATGACCCGGCGGGATCGCCATCGTGGTCTGCTTATCGTCGTTTTAAAAGCGGTGACTTTTCTGGAAGAGCGTTTCGGTTTAGAATACAGCTTGAAAGCACTGGCGACGACATTACTCCAGCCGTTGAGGAATTGACCGCCGTTGTGAGGTATGACTGATGTCTACGCATGATTATGTAATTAATGATCAGACCACACCGGCATTCCGGTCTGATCTGAATAGTGCGCTTTCGGCAATCGTGTCGAACAACAGCAGCACGTCTGCGCCGTCCCCGACGTTTGCGAATATGTGGTGGATGGACACCACCAACAACTATCTCAAAATCAGAGACAAGAACGACGCCAACTGGATCATTGTCGGCGAGATGGATGTCACCAACAGCCGGATGAAGCTGATTAGCGACAGCCTGCAAGCTGCATCTGCTGGCGGCATCGATATCCTGAACAGCAGCGGCACAAAGATCATCGACTTGTCGGTTGCGTCACAAGCAACAGCAGAGGCCGGGACCAATAACACCGAGTTGATGACGCCGCTGCGGACCGCGCAGGCGATTACCGAGCAATCCAAAGGCCTGATAGATTATGCGCTGTATACCAGCACCAGCAGTTTCACGGTGCCGTCCGGCACAAAGAAGCTGATCATTAAGGCGTCCGGTGGTGGCGGTGGTGGCGGGGGCCGCAGGCCGGGTGATTACGCGGTGCAAAGCGGTGGCACTGGCGGCGACACAACTGTGACGCAGGCCACACTTGGAATCAGCATTACAGCCAAAGGTGGAACCGGCGGCACGGGTGGCTCCGATATTTCATCGGGCAAGTTTCAAACTGGAAGCAGCGGCGGCACTGTCCTGAATGGGGGCGGCTCTGTTGGCGGTGCGGGGGGAGGCCATATTGGCAGCATCGGCGGCCATACAAGTGGCGGCCCCGGAAGTTTGGTGGTGGCTGAATTGACCAACCCATCATCGCAGACTGTTACTTTCACGGTAGGTGGCGGCGGTGCTGCTGGAAATGCCACCTATCAGGGTGCCGGTGCCGGTGGCTTTGTTGAATTTTGGGTCTTTGGATAGGATTGAGAGATGGCTGATAAAAAGGTTTCTGAGCTTGACGCTATTATCGGCGCAGATACCGCGTCTGATGATCTTTTCCTGATCGTTGACAGCAGTGGATCGGTCACAAAGAAGATCACGCGCGAAGAGCTAAATAACGCGATTGAGCGCGATGTTCTGTCGTCCATCGATATCAACGGCGGCACTATTGATGCCACGCCAATCGGCGGCACAACACCGGCTGCTGGCAGTTTCACGACAGTTGGCACGACTGGCGATCTGACCGCTGGCGCAAACATTGTGGTCACTGGCACAGTCGATGGCCGGGATGTTGCAGCTGATGGCACAAAGCTGGATGGCGTTGAAGCCAGCGCCGATGTCACCGATGCGACTAACGTACAGGCTGCCGGTGCGTTGATGGACAGCGAATTGACCAGTGAGGCGTCGGTCAAAGCCTTGAATCAAGGCGTGGCGACGACTGATGATCCATCTTTCGTTGACGCGACCTTTACAGGCACCGGCGCAGTAAAGATGCCCGCCGGGACGACCGCACAGCGCCCCACAGCGGCGCAAGGGCAGATTCGGTTCAACACCACCGACACAACCTTTGAGGGCTATGACGGGTCAGCGTGGGGCGCTATTGGCGGCGATTCAGGTGAAGCGTCGTTAATCTTGTATGAATACACCGCCACCTCCGGGCAGACTACGTTCAGCGGCAGTGACGACAACGCCGCCACGCTGTCATACACGGCAGACAATATTCAAGTGGTGATGAACGGCATTGTTCTGGACCCGTCTGACTACACAGCTACCAACGGCACCAGCGTTGTGCTGGCTTCTGGTGCGGCTCTGAATGACCTTGTGAACATCTATGCCTTCAAGAGCTTCACCGTGGCTGACACTGTGTCCGCATCGGCTGGCGGCACGTTTGCTGGTGCTGTTGGGTTTAGCGGCGGTATCACTGGCGATGTGGCTTTTGACACCAATACGCTATTCGTGGACAGCACCAACAATGAAGTTGGCATCGGCACCCTGACGCCGGGTGGCTCGCTTGAAGTTTACAAAGCTGGCACGTCTGAAATTCTCATCGGCTCCGACAACGGCGGCACGGCACAGCTTTCACTGTACGAAAATGATGACGGCACTAAAGAAGGTCTGCTCAAATACGACGGCTTTAACAACCGCATCCATCTGGCAACGTCTGGCGCACCTAATGCGTTAGTCATTCCTCGTGACAGCGGCAACGTGGGCATCAACGATACAACACCTGACAGACGCCTTCATGTAAAAGACAGCAGCAACCGTGTTGTCCTTGTCGAAAGCACTGATGCCAATGCTTTCACAGTATATAAAGGCAGCGGCACCACTGACGACGGTCAGGTACGTTTCGGTGCCACTGGAGATAATGCTGTTATGTATAGCGGCGGCGGTGAACGTATGCGGATTTTGTCGAGTGGCGCATTGTGCGTAGGAAAAACCAGCACAAGCACAGCCGACAATGGCGCAGTGTTTCAGCCCGGTCAGCTTTCAAGCGTAACAAGAGATGGTACTCCCTTCAGAATGCGTCGTAACAGCAGCGACGGCACGTTGATTGAATTTTATCAGGATGGCACACAAGAAGGCAGCATCTCTGTCTCCGGCAGCACCGTATCGTACAACGGTGGTCACCTTGCACGTTGGTCACAGCTTGCTGACAACACCAAAGACACAAGCATCGTCAAAGGCACCGTGATGACCAACCTCGACCAGATGGCCGTCTGGCATCACGAGGCGCAGTCCGCCACCTACTATGAGGAAGGTGACGAATTGCCAGAAGGCGTGTCGGTTGGCGATGAAAAGACACCGGCTGTCGCTGCCTACGATGAAGACAACGAACAGCTAAACTGTATGGCCGTGTCGTCTGTCGAGGGTGACGCAAACGTGGCTGGCGT